ATCTTGGGTTCCAGAACCACACCTGCAAAATAATATAATTAAAAAGAATGGTATCAAATTTCCGGGTAACGAGCACATGGGTGCGTTTGGCTGTGATAGTTATGATATCTCCGGTACTGTTGGCGGGGGCGCTTCTAATGGGGCTTTACATGGTCTTACTAAGTTTAGCATGGAGAATGCTCCACCTAATACATTCTTCTTAGAATACATAGCTAGGCCAGCAACTGCAGATATCTTTTTTGAAGATATACTAATGGCGATCATATTTTATGGTATGCCAATACTATGCGAAAACAATAAGCCTAGATTATTATACCATATTAAGAAAAGAGGGTATAGAGGTTTCTCAATGAATAGACCTGATAAGCTTTGGAATAAGTTATCCGTTGCTGAAAAAGAAATAGGTGGTATACCAAATTCAAGTGAGACAATAAAACAGGATCACGCGGGAGCCATTGAATATTACATCGACAAACATGTAGGAGAGCTTGAAGACGGCGGGTGGGGCAACATGTATTTTAATAGGACTCTAAATGACTGGGTTAAGTTCGATATAACTAAAAGAACAAACTATGATGCGAGTATTAGTTCAGGTTTAGCCATTATGGCATGTAACAGGAATCTATACAGACCGACAGTAAAAAGAGAAAGAACACCAATAAATTTAGGTATTGCAAGATATAATCAGAGTGGAACACACTCTACTATAATTAAATAATCAAAAACTATGGCTGAGTCAGTTATAAAAAGTTATTTTCCAAGTCAGATTGCTACAGATGCAGAAAAGCTTAGTGATGAATACGGATTAACAATAGCGCGAGCTATAGAACAAGAATGGTTTAAAAGCGATTCAGGTTCTAATCGTTTCTATAGTAATCAATCTACATTTCATAATATGCGTTTATACGCAAGAGGAGAGCAATCTGTTCAAAAATATAAAGATGAATTAGCCGTTGACGGTGATCTATCTTATTTAAACTTAGACTGGAAGATAGTTCCTATCGTTCCTAAATTTGTAGACATAATTGTTAACGGTATATCCGAGAGACAGTTTAAGGTTAAAGCATTTTCTGTTGATGAATTTGGCGTATCTAAAAGAACAAAGTATATGGAGTCTATATTGAGAGATATGGATACTCAAGAACTAACAGCTTTTGCAGCTGAAAACTTTGGTGTTGGTTTAGCGGAGAACGATCCAAGCACATTGCCTGACGGTAAAGAAGAGTTTGATCTTCATATGCAAATGAAGTATAAGGATAATGCAGAGATCGCAGAAGAAGAAGCAATAAACAAAATATTAAACGACAATAAATATCAAGGAACAACAGCTAAAAGAGTTACTTACGATTTAACTACTATTGGCATTGGGTGTGTAAAAAATAGGTATTCAGATTCTGAAGGAATAAAAGTTGAGTATGTTGATCCAGCTAATTTAGTTTGGTCATATACAGAAGACCCTTACTTCTCAGATATATACTACGTTGGAGAAGTTCGTACAGTTCATGTAAATGAATTGAAAAAACAATTCCCACATTTAAACAACGATGATTTAGACAAGATAACAAAACAAGGTGTACAACAATCAAACTTTTATAACAGATCAAGTTCTGTGGCAAATGAGGTTGATTCAAACTCTGTACAGGTTCTGTATTTTGACTATAAGACATATATGCATGATGTGCATAAAATTAAAACAACATCTACTGGTGGTTTAAAAGCTATTGAAAGAGATGATACATTTAATCCTCCTGCTGACTTAGAAGGGGATTATGAAAGAACAGCTATAACTAAAGAAGTATTATTTGAAGGCGCATATATTGTAGGCATGAATCAAATGATAAAATGGGAGAAAGCTGAAAATCAAATAAGAAGTGAGGCTGCTATTCAGGAAGTCAAGATGAACTATAGTATGTGTGCACCGCGCATGTATAAAGGTAAGATTGAATCTACTGTTGGCCGTATAATTGGATTTGCAAATATGATCCAGTTAACACACTTAAAGCTACAACAGGTATCTGCTAGAATGGTTCCTGATGGAATTTATATCGATGCTGATGGTTTAGCAGAGATCGATCTTGGTAATGGAACAAACTATAATCCAGCGGAAGCTGTTAAGATGTTCTTTCAAACAGGTTCTGTTATTGGTAGATCATTTACTGGAGAAGGTGATTCTAATCCAGGTAAAGTTCCTATTCAGGAATTATCAACAGGATCAGGTAATAATAAAATACAATCGTTAATAACATTATATAACTATTATCTACAGATGATACGTGATGTGACGGGATTAAACGAAGCAAGAGATGGTAGTATGCCAGATGCAAAAGCATTGGTTGGCGTACAAAAACTAGCTGCTGCAAATTCAAATACAGCTACAAGGCATATAATGGATGGTGGCTTACATATAACACAAGATTTAGCAGACTGTTTAAGTGTACGTATCTCTGATGTGTTAGAATACTCACCGCTAAGAGAAGAATGGATACAAAGTCTAGGTGCGCATAACGTGTCTATCCTGGAAGAATTATCTGATCTACATCTAAGAAGTTTCGGTATATCAATAGAATTAACACCAGACGACGAGGAAAGAGCTGTATTAGAAAACAATATACAAGTAGGATTAGCTAACGGATTAATAGACATCGACGATGCAATAGACATTCGTGAAGTAAGGAATCTTAAGACTGCTAATCAATTGCTAAAACTAGCTAAGCGTAAGAAGTTTGAAAGAGAACAACAAGCTAATCAGGCTAATATACAAGCTCAAGCAGAAGCAAATCAACAGAACCAACAAATGGCAGCTCAAATGGAGATGCAGAAGAGTCAGGTTATTGCTCAAAGCGAGAAAGACTTAGAAGGATATAAAGCTGGTCTAGCTAGTAAAGCCTTAATAGAAGAGGTTGAATTGAAGAAAGAGTTGATGGCATTAGAGTTTGAATTTGCGCTTAAATTAAAAGCAGCTGAGACTATGCCGAATGCTAGAGACGACTTTCAGGAAGGAAGAAAAGATCAAAGAGAGCTTTTAAAAGAGAATAATAAAAGAGAGATGCACAAAGAAAAAATGAGTGCGTCTAAATTTGAATCATCTGGTAATGATACAACAAGATCAGGTGTAGGCTTAGGTAACCACGGTCCTAGGTAATATAGTAAATATATAATCATATAATATTTTATCATGGAAGAAAACAAGAAAGACGACGACGTCGTAAGAATTAACCTACAAGAAAAAGCAGAAGAGGCTAACAAGGCTTTAGAAGATACAACTCATAAAGTTGATTTATCTGCCGGACCTGTAGATGAGACATTAGAAGAAATAGTAGAGGAACAAGAAGAGGAACAAGAAGAGGAGCAAGAAGAGGAGCAAGAAGAAGGCGACGATAGCCCCTTAAGTGAAGTCACAGACGACGAGCCTAATGAAGACTTAATTGACGCAGCTAAAGATTACGAGAGTAAAGTAGCAGAAACTAAGCTACCAGAAAACGTTCAAAAGTTAGTTGACTTTATGAATGATACAGGTGGAGATATTAACGATTACGTTAAGCTTAACACCGACATCGACTCACTTGACGAAAAACAACTACTAAAAGAATATCATCAATCATTAGAGCCAACACTGGATGCTGATGAAATTGATTTCTTAATGGAAGATCTATACGATTCAGATGAAGACCTGGACGAAGAGAGAGATATTAAGAAGAAAACAATAGCGAGAAAAAGAGATCTTAGTAAAGCTAAAAAACATTTACAAGAGATCAAAGACAAATACTATGACGAAATCAAAGCTGGATCTAAGTTAACTCCTGATCAAAGCAAGGCTATCGATTTCTTTAATAGATATAATTCAGAGAACGAAGAGACTACAAAGACTACATCCCGCAGGAAAGAAGTTTTTACACAAAAGTCTGAAAAGTTATTCGGTGAAGATTTCAAAGGTTTTGAATTCAAGGTAGGTGAAAAACGATACAGATATAATGTAAAAAATGCGGATGAAGTTAAAGCAGCTCAATCGGATATTAACAATTTTGCCAAGAAGTACTTGGGCGATGATAAAACTCTATCCGATGCGAAAGGCTATCACAAAGCGCTTTTCACAGCTATGAATCCAGATGCAATTGCAGACCACTTTTATAAGCAGGGGCAAGCAGATGCGATTAAGAACGCAAGCAAGAATGCCAAGAATATTCAAATGGGTGCTAGAAAGCAACATGGAGATATTAAGAATACGTCAGGATTGCAAGTGAAAGCTGTTGAAAGTGATAACGTGGCTCCCGGGAAACTGAGGATTAAACAACGTTAACACGAAGTTAACACTTAAATTTTAAATTATGAGTTTTGCAACTGGTGGGGCATTCCCCGCATCATTAACTCCATCGCCTACTAAGACGTTATTTGACGGTAACTACTTGGCAATTGGATCGAACGATTTTAATTTCACTAAACAATTCTTACCAGAAGTTTATGAGAAAGAAGTAGAGCGTTACGGAAATAGATCTATTGGATCTTTCTTACGTATGGTATCTGCTGAACTTCCTATGGCATCTGATGAAGTTGTATGGAGTGAGCAAGGTCGTTTACACGTCGCTTATAACGACGCTGTCATTGCGACAAACGCTGATAACACTGATAACACGATCAATATTACTGCTCATGCTATCAAGGTTAATCAAAATATATTAGTATCATTTGGTGCTGTTTCAGTTAGAGCATTCGTTAAGTCGATTACTGCTAACACTATTGAAGCATACCCATATGACGCAGCAACTTGGCCTGCATCTTTCGTAGATACGGCTAATCCTGACTTAACTATATTTGTATATGGTTCTGAACATGGAAAAGGGACTTCTGGTCAAAGAGGTTCTTTAGATGCTGGATTCCAAAAGTTTTCTAACAGTCCTGTTATTATCAAGGATCTTTACTCTATCAACGGTTCTGACACTGCTCAGATTGGATGGGTTGAAGTTACTACTGAGAATGGAGCTGGTGGATACTTATGGTATTTAAAGTCTGAACATGAAACAAGATTACGTTTCGATGACTACATGGAAATGCAAATGATTGAGGCTGAAAAAGCAGGTTACGCGATAACTTCTGCTGCTGATCCTCAAACAGGAGATACATTTACAGTACGTGGTACAGAAGGTTTACTTTCTGCGATTGAATCAAGAGGTCTTATCTTTAACGATCAAGATTTCGATAACGCAACTGGTTTAACTGGTTTAGCTGAATTTGATTTAATTCTAGGAGAGTTAGACAAACAAGGAGCTATTGAAGAGAACATGTTATTTTTACAACGTGGTACTTCTTTAGATATCGACAACATGCTTGCAAGAGCAAATTCTTATGGAACTGGTGGAACATCTTGGGGTGTATTCAACAATTCAGAAGAAATGGCATTAAACTTAGGGTTTAGTGGATTCCGTAGAGGTTCTTATGATTTCTACAAAACGGATTGGAAGTATCTTAACGATGCTGCAACTCGTGGATTAACAGGGGATTTACAAGGACTTTTAGTTCCTGCTGGAGTTTCAACTGTTTACGATCAAACGTTAGGGAAGAACATTTCACGTCCTTTCTGTCACGTTCGTTATAGAGCATCTGAAGCTGATAACCGTAGAATGAAATCTTGGATCACTGGATCTGTCGGAGCATCGACTAGTGACATTGATGAGATGAACGTTCAAATG